CAATCAAGGTCGTGAAGGAACACGTGCCAGCTAATCCTAACAGTCACCAACAGATCAAAGATTGGTTGTTCAGCTTAGGTTGGCAGCCTAAGACCTTCGACTACAAAAAGGATAAGGACGGCAACACTAAGGAAATCCCTCAGGTTCGTACAGGGTCTAAAGAGTTGTGCCCATCTGTTCTGGAGCTGATCGATCGTGACCCTGCTGTTAAGCTGCTGGATGGCTACACAGTGGTATCACACAGGTTGACAATCGTTCAAGGCTTCCTGTCAGCTGTACAGCCTGATGGCCGTGTAACTGCTGTACTGAAGGGTCTCACGAATACCTTACGGTTCAAACATGCTGCACCGCTGGTTAACCTACCGGGCGTAGACAAGCCATACGGAAAGGAGATACGCTCACTACTGAAAGCACCTGATGGTCATGTGCTTAGTGGGACTGATATGGTCAGCCTTGAGGACACTACCAAACGCCACTACATGACACCGCTGGACCCAGAATACTGTGCTGCAATGGAGCAAGAGGGCTGGGACCCACATCTGGACCTTGCCAAGTTCGCAGGTGCAATCACTGAACAGGAGATACAGCTGGGTGGAGATAAGGTAAAGTCCATCCGTAAGAACTACAAAGCCGCCAACTACGCCTGTGTTTACGGTGTAGGCTGTAGGACACTTAGTCGAGCAACTGGGCTGTCTGAGGCACAGGCTTCTGACCTGATCGACGCTTACTGGAAGCGTAATTGGGCAGTCAAGGACGTTACTGACAGCATACGGAGACGTACGTTGCCAGCGTCAGTCAAACACTTCACTGGTGAGACCAACTGGGTATGGAACCCTGTGTCTCAATTCTGGACCTACTTGAAAGAGGAGAAAGATGTATGGTCAACAATCAATCAAAGCACTGGGGTGTACTGCTTCGACACTTGGGTGCAGCAACTGACGAAACATGGGGTATGGCCTATAGGTCAGTTTCATGATGAAGTAATCCTGACTTGCAAAGATACACCTCTTGATAGGGAGCATCTTTCGTCAATTCAGGTTGATGCAATGAGCATGACTAATCACAAACTTAAACTTAACGTAACACTGGGCTGTGACATTCAGTACGGCTCTGACTATTCTGAAATCCATTGAAAGGATAATAAACAATGGCTAAGACATATCAAATCAAAGGCACTATTGAGTACGCAAAAATCTTTGCTGAGAGCATGGATACGTACGAGAAACACATGGAGAAATCTGGTGGAGCATTTACCTGCAACTTCTACCCAGAGGACGAAGGTTTCAAGGATGTACTTATCGAACAGGACGGCTTCCCTGCCGCTGTTCTTGGACACCCTACCTTCCGTGAAGGTAACGGAGAGTATGAGTTTGGGGAGTACATGAAGCTGAAACGTCCTAACAAAGGACCATTTAAGAATAAGGATGGTGTTGATGTTTACGGTGGTCCACCACCTGTGTACGACTTCACTGATGGTCCTTCGAAGAAACTGTGGGACTTTGAAGAGCAAGGTGAGATTGGTAACGGCAGTAAGGTTATCGCCAACATCCAGTTCTGGCGAGGTAAGGGGGGCACCAAGGGTCTGCGGTTGATTGAGATCGCTATTCTTGAGCACGTCGAGTATGAAAACCCTGAGCCCGTATCCCTTGTAGGTTAACCAACTGACCTAGGCAAGTCATTAAACTGCCTCAGGAGACTGCTATGAATACAATTGAAATCGCTGTAGGTGCATTGACCGTCTGGGCTTGTGTGCTGTCTTACATTACCATGAAGCAAGGTCATTCGCTTGACATCGTGGGGGATGCCTTGATTGCACTCTTCGAAGCAATTGACGCCGCTAAGGAGAAAAAAGATGCAAGGGGTTGACACCAAACTGTACGATTGGACAACAGCTGTTGACCATTCAGAGTTCATGGATGACATACGTCAGGTAGGTAAGTTCATCTACTCAACATTTATCCGTGACGACTTCAACAGCATCAAGCGTTATCCAGAATATTATGATGAGTTCATGATCACTAGAATACGTTGGTGTGATGAGTACGTAACAGCTGATATGACTGAGTGGAATGATTTTGTTAATGTGTTTGCATCAGATGAGTATGAGGGACTGCCTGTACACGACTTCGCTTGTGATGTTGACAGCTACATGAGCCAGCTGTATGGGCATCTCTGGCTAGAGATAGGAGAAGACTACAATGAAGGGAACAAGGTTTCACGATAACAAAAGGAAGAGTACGGTTAAGCCAAACCCGATAGCTAAGGCTCTCAGGAGCAGTCACCTGCAGCCTAAGGTTGTTGTTGACAAAACGAAGTACAACAGAAAGAAGAAGCAGCATGACTAAGTTTACAAAAGAGCAGCAGAAATTGCTTGAGGAAATTATCGACTTCCGTGAGGACGGTAAGTTTGATGTTGGGGGCATCAATATCGGCCATGTCGATGGCAATGTTCATGGCGATGTCTGGGGCGATGTCAAGGGCAATGTCCATGGCGATGTCAAGCGCAGTGTCGAGGGCAGTGTCGAGGGCAGTGTCTGTGGCGATGTCGATGGCAATGTTCATGGCAGTGTCTGGGGCGATGTAGGCGGCGATGTCAACGGCAGTGTCGAAGGAGATGTCAAGGGTAATGTCAAGGGCACTATCTGGGGCAGTGGCTTGGACGATGTGAGTGAACGCTCTTGGTTTAAGGTTGAAACCAAAGATGACCCAGTGAACGCACCTGACCACTACCAGCCAAAGGACGGAGAGATTGAGTGCATCACCTACATTGAGAGCGCACTTGGGTCTGAGAAGTTCGTTGGCTACTGCCAAGGCAACGTAACGAAATACCTGCACCGTCATGCTTATAAGGGTAAGCCAGTACAGGACCTTGAGAAAGCTCAGGTGTACCTTGGGTGGATGATAAAGGCAATGAAAGGAGAAAAGGTACGATGACAACACTGATCGATGGAGACATTATCGCATACAGGTGTGCTTACAGCTGTGAAGATACGCCTGATGACCTGCACGATATGATTGACGACATGATCGACCATATCAAGTCAAGGACCACCAACCTGATTAACCTTGGTGAAACTAAGGTGTTCCTTACTGGCAAGACTAACTTCCGTAATGACATTGCAACCATCGCCCCGTACAAGGGCCATAGATCAAAGGAGAAACCTACGTATCTGGGTGACGCAAGACGCTACCTGCTCAATGACTACAACGCTGCCCTGTCAGACAATCAAGAGGCTGATGATGACATATCTATCATGGCTGCCTCGCTTGACTACCTCTGTACGGTTGCTTCAATTGATAAGGACTTCTTGCAGTTACCTTGTACGCACTACAACTGGAACCATGATACCCTTGTTGAACAGTCTGAAGAGGCTGCCACCAAGTTCTTCTACACCCAGCTGTTGACAGGTGACACCGCCGACAACATTAAGGGTGCTAAGGGCATTGGTATCAAGAAGGCTGAGAAGCTGTTAGACGGTGTGACTGATGAGCGAGAGCTCTATTTGTTGTGCCTAGGTGAAGGCGGTTACAAAGGTAATGTTGACTGTCTAATTGAGAATGCACGTCTGTTGTGGCTACGGCGCTACGACGATCAGATGTGGGAACCTCCAAAGGAGAATGAGGATGCCTAAAATCACTATCGATCAGGACCAAGTATCAGAGCTTGTAAAGCAGGAACTTGTGTCTTACTTAGATCACGTAGAGCGCCAATTAGATCTTCATGAGACCCGTGGCAACAACGCTCAACGGATTGCGTCCCTGTACTTTGTTTTAGGGGACTATATGACCCCCGATGAGTGGGAAAAGTTTATCAAGCCCCGTACGGTTGGAGACAAGATGTGAGACGTTACGTAAGAAAACGGGCGGTGAGGGCAGGTTTCCGATCTGGTCTCGAACAGGACAATGCCAAGCTGTTGGACAAGGCAGGTGTCGAGTATGAGTATGAGAAGCACAAGATACCATACATTCCTAAGCCTAAGACATACACGCCGGACTTTCGACTATCGAACGGCATATATGTAGAAACTAAGGGACGCTTCCTTCCTTCAGATCGTGCCAAGCATCTACTGGTACGAGAACAGCACCCTGATTTGGACATACGGTTTGTGTTCAGCAACAGTCGCCAGAAGTTAAGTAAGAAATCGAAGACTACCTATGCTGACTGGTGTTACAAACATAACTTTGAGTTTGCTGACGGGACAATCCCTTGGCGATGGATAAAAGAAAGGCCTAAGAAATGAATACAACAGTTCTTATGATCATGAGTGACCCATGCTCTGACGGCAACGAAGTGTGGGTCAAGTATCTCATGACTGACGAGCCCCGTAGTTACTACGAAGATCGAGTGTACTACGACAACTACGAAGATGCACTGGCGGACATCAAACAGTTCAAAACTTGGGGAGCCCTTGAGTTTGGAGAGTTTGACTACGATGAAGAGTTTGATATTGATGAAGCACAGGAGTGGCACGACTATGACCCAGATTGTTAAGGCAGAAGACCTAGAGATTGAGATGATCAAAGACGAGGAAGGTTACCGTGTGACCATCAACGGCCAAACAGTTAACCACCTTGACCTATCTAAACCAATGTCAGAGAGTACAGCTAATGTCATTGTAGAAACACTAATCAAACTTGCCATCTTAGGCGATGAGGAGGGTACTAACAGTGTCCACTAATAAAACAGCAGTCGTGTTCTCATGTGGACACGCTAAACCAGAGGTGTCCAACGAACGATTTAGTTGGCTGGGGCGCTTCCTATACGACATCAAGCCTGACTACGTGGTTGACCTAGGTGACGGTGCTGACATGGCATCCTTGAACTCCTACGATGGACGTAAACCTGAGGCTATCGTCAGCCAAAATTATGAGGCTGATATCAACATCTACAATGACTCACAGGAGCGACTTAGACATGAGTTCAATAAGGCAAAGAAACGTAGACCCAAGTTCATCGGCTTCGAGGGGAACCATGAGACGCGAATTAAAACTGCTATCTCTCATGATCCTAGGGTCCACGGCACTCGTTATGGCATCAGCTTTGATCACCTTAATACTCATAGGTGGTTTGATGAGTATCACGGGTATCATAACGGGGCTCCTGCAATTGCCAATATTGATGGGGTGGATTACGCTCACTATATTGGCGCTGGTAACTTTGGTCGCGCTATATCTGGCGTGCACCATGCTTACGGATTGGTACAGAAGCGATATAGATCAGCAACGGTAGGCCACAGCCACAAGCGGGGCATGTACTTCAAGGATGAAGCTAATGCTATTGGTGCTGTCGTCGGCTGCTACAAAGGCGGTGATGAGAGTTGGGCTGGCCAGTCAAACGGAGAATGGTGGAAGGGTGTTGTAGTCAAACGTAACATCGATGGCTCAGGATTGTATGAGCCTCAGTGGGTAAGCATGGAAACATTGGAGAGAGAATATGCTTAGTAAATTATGCGTCTTTGTGGCATTTATGTTAACAGTACCTACGGCCAACTGGTTAATAGGTAACGTAGGTACGGTCTGTATTGACAACGGCCCTTGTCTAATCCCTATGGGTTTTGGGTTGATGGCTCCGTCAGGGGTGCTTATGATTGGTGTTGCGCTGGTCCTACGCGATTGGCTACAAGAGATGACTAACTGGCGGTGGTCTGTTGTTGCCGTTGTGGCAGGGTGTTTGCTGTCGTTCCTT